TGTACCAGCAACGTCTATATCAGTTTGACCTTCAATCTCTGCAATAGCCCTTGCCGATCCGTCTGGTCCGTACATAGCCAATGCAAGGTTGTCCGCCGCTATGCGTTCCTGATCGGCTTGGTATTTAACCCCCTCAAGGTCATCTGTGCTTTCTTTTTGTGCAAACCCTTGATCGAAGTATTTGGTCAACTCCCCGCCCATCAGCAGCTGCGCCATTCTTGCAGGGTCCATGTTAGTGCCTTTAAGCATTTCAACGCCCTGATACTGCTGCCCCATGTCGGCCAGAGTTTGCGCTGCCGCCATGTTTTGCTGCGGGTTGCCTGGTAAGCCGCCGCCTAGAAAATGCCTAACCAACCCAGCATACGCATCTTGCGTTGGCATGTTTGCTGGCATTGATGTTCCTGCGACGTTGCCAATTCTAGGGCCAAATTGTTTGGAGTCAGGCGCTACAAGATTAAGAGTTTGCCCGATTGACGCTGCTATCGCAGGGTCGGCCACAGCCGCCGCAAGCGCAGAATTACCCGTTTCCATGTAACCAGTTTTAAGCGCCTCCAACCGCCTTTGCTCGGCGCGTAACGCCGCCAGCGAGTTAGACGCATTTGCAGACGCCTTGCTCTGCTGTACCTGTTGCCGCAACAAATCAGCCTTTGCGCCGTACACATCGCTTTGCGGGTCGCCTATCAACGCTTTTGTCAGGTTGCTAAAGCCTTGCGCCAAAAGCGGGTCAAGTGCGTATGGATTTGCTGCTGCCATTGGTCTGTTCCTTATAAACCCTGCGGAATGTATGCGCGTTGCGGTCTTGGGGCATAGCTACCTGTTGGCGCTGGCGCTCCACCCGTCGGGGCCATTAGCCCGTATCCCATTGCGGTTTGACCGCCAGCAATCATCAGCTGCGCCAGCTGGTCATTCGCCAGAGCATTTGCCGCTTCTAATTCAGTGCCAAGCACACTAGCATTGCCGCGCTGAAACCCGCCTGTCATGCCGGTTGTCGCACGGCTGTTATTCAGCTGCGGATTGACCGTTGTAGTCAGGTAATTGGATACGGAATTGAGGTCCGCCAGCCCCTTATCCAAATCGAGTTTTGTTGCTGCTGCTTGCGCCATTCGCAGATCGTTTTCGTTTTGAACAATAGCCGGTGCGCCAGCTGCGACAGATGTTGTCGGCAGAACTGACCTGTTATTGCCCGTAAAGCCTTCCAGCAGCTTCTGGTATTGCTCCGCCACACCCTCGTCAAATGCTGGCTTTTCCATTGTATCTTGGCTAGTTTTTTGCGCCGTCCCTGCTTCATTCATCAGCGCGTCGTTAAGCGCGTAATAATTGTTTTTATAGCTAGACCGCGCTCTAGCCGCTTTTCGTGAACTGCTGTTTTGTTTCGCCGTTCCTGCGGCCATAAGCGTTATGCCTATTGTTACTGGATCACACATTATCCCACCACCTTGCTAGAGTTGCTGCCGCCAAACAAACCGGACCCGCCAGAATTAGATTGGACTGCACTTCTGGGCCCTAATCTGTCTAAGGGAATAACCATGCCCGAATAGGCTGATTGAACCGGTGCAGCCGCCATTGATGCAGACGCCATTGGTGCAGCCAACATTGGCTTCACAACTGACGGCTGCGCTGATGGACTAGAGTTTTTTAATGCGGCCTTTTGCGGGGAAGCAAAACCAGACGCCGCCACCAATCGCTCTGCCAAAACAGGCAAGGGAAGCGGGTCAACAACTCTTTTGCTAAACCCGAAACCTTGCCCTAATAGCAAATCAGACATTTTTTCGGCTTGGCTTTGGTTTGGATCACACATTATGCCACCACTTTGCTAGAATTACCGCCGCCAAACAAATCGCTCATTTGGTATCTGGCCTTGCCTCGCCGCTCCAAGTCAGCCTGTGTTGCTATGCCCGAAGTGACATTGGCAAATACCTGATTGAGTGGGCTGTATGCTGGCATAGCTGTCGCGCTGGTTGCTCTATTAGCCGCCAGATTTGCAGCCAGTGCTGGATCAGCCATTGCCTGATTTTGACTAAGCAAATCTGATTTGGCCGACTCGATAGCGCCTCGCGTGTTGTTCACATACTCATTCGCCTTGTCAGCAACGGCGCGACTTTGATTGTCATAACTCGTTTGCAAATCACCAAATCGACGCGACTTAGCAGAACTGTTCAAAATTCCAGATCGAGCCAGCGCCAGTGTCAATTCGCGTGTTGCATCTTCAAACTGATCGTCCAGCTGCGGGTTTGCAAAATCCAGATAACTTTGGCGTCGTTTGTCAAAAAAATTATCGTCATATTTAGCAAATGCGCTGTGAATGTTTGATGCACCCGATCTTATCCGAGCAGCCCTTTCATTCTCCCGACGCCGCGCTTCTGCCGCGTCAGCTGCCGCCTGATCTGATCCGTCATTGCCTAGGCACATAATCGCTCTCCGTTCCTGTGGCCTGTCAAAGCCCGTAAATCGCCGTCCCGCTTCTTAACCCACGTAAACTGGCAAAAATCTTCGCCGTCCCTGCCGTAGCCAAGCAACTTGCTTTCCTCTCGCAATCCCAGCGTACCAAGCCACTTATGAATTGCGTCGTATCCCTCAATAGATTGGCACTCGATCCGGTGTGCGCCACAATCCATCAACATTGGTATTATCTCACGAATAATCTTCTTTGTCAGATAGCCTCCGACTTTTTGAAAGTTATCAGTCGCAAACATCCCAATAGACCACACGCCAGAGCGAATAGGCACGTAAACGATAATGGCAATGCGATCAGAGCCGTTTCCGCACACATAACAATTTGGATAATTAGAATACCGCTCAGTCAGATCGGCAGCTAAATCGTCCCGCCCTTCTGCCCAACGCAAACACGATATTTCCTTATAATCATGCTTTCGCATATGCTTCGCAACGTAAAATACTTCTTCTGGCTCGGCTGGTCTAAGATACATCATCCAGCATCTGCTCCCGCATAATGGATAACAACATTACCGATTTTAGCTGCGCCGTTTTGCGTACAAACCAGTTTGGGCGCAACGTGCGTCGAGTATCCAGACATAGTTGCCCGACCTAATCCGTAGGACGTTTGAGAAAATGTGGCTACATCTTCCGTTACTGTAATGTCGCTGGGGTCTGTAGCTATCGACACATCCCACACGTTTTGACAGGTTATGTCCAAGCCGTTCAAGTCCTTCTCTGTTGCCGGTGATCCAGCATCAAGAAACGGCAGCTGAACGGTGACTGTGCAGTTGTCGTATGTGTCGCCATTAACGCCGCCCAGAGAATACAACTTGTCACCAGACCGGCACAGGGTTTGTTCACCGTCATACGCCCAGCTATTAACTTGAAATCCTGGTTCGTAGACCGACCACGCAGACACCTTAGATTGCGGGAAAAACGAAAAGACGTAAATTTTGGACCCAATAGCAATTAAATATCGACCGTCACGCGGTTCAAGCGTTGCCTTGGCGTCCTCTGCTACGGTTCGGCTGGATCGTATGTCTGCCGCAACAAGGCTATCAATCGGGTTGCCAATATCGCCAACGAATGCCGCATTTGATGAATCCCTTGATCGAAGGCTACGAATACCGGACAAAGCCAAATAAAACACATCATTGTCGCCAAATTCGACAACGCTATCCGCAGCTATTGTCCCAGTGTTTTGCAGCACTTGGATTTGCTGGTTTAAATCATCGTCGGGATCAACAAACCAAATCTGCACACACTGTTCGGCCAAAACCGCAATGTTGTTAAAGTAGTTGGCGATTGCCTTTAAATCTTCACTGCCTTTGGCGTTGTTTGCCAGATTGATAAACCCAGCCCCGACGTTGGTATCATTCCATTCAGCCGGTTGATCGACGCCACTAAAATGCAGCAAGCTATCGTGCAGTGCATACATTTTTGTTTTAACGGGGCGAACAAATGCGCCAGGTGTGTATGTGCCTGACGAACTATCCACCACGCCCCCAGCAAGGCTGGTCTGGCTTGTTGGTGAGAATACGGTCGTAACATTGCCAGTAACGGTTACTGCAACCGCATGGCCGTTAAATGACGTTCCAGACGCCTTGCTAATGATGTTGACAAAACTATCAACCGCAGTTGCTTCATATTCTGGCGCAGACGTAAAATCATTGATTGCCGTTGCGATAGCCGCAGCCGTCGCAGAATTTGACGTTCCCCAGTTCACTTGTGATCTAATGATTGAAACGCCGTTTACCGTAATGTCTGTAACAGCATTATTCACGCCACCAGACATATGCGCTACGCTTCCTAGCGTTACAGCGCCATCAACAGCAAATGTCAGCTGATAACCGTTTTGCTCAATGCCTACAGCTGGGGCCGTTACTGTCACCGTCGCGCCAGACGCCGACGCGGTGTAGCCGCTGCCGCCAGCGCCGATAGCCGTTACAATATTAGCCGCAGTCGTTGCGTTATCGCCAGTATGAGCGACCGCAGACGCAATAATATCCACGTTATTAACGCGCAGCACACGCAAATTATCGCCTGGATTATTCGTCCCGCCGGTAACAACAAATGATGCCGTTGCTGCCGTACCGCCCAGTGTACCGCTGGTAACTTGTATTTTGGCCCTAGCCCTACCGTCAAACCAATCGGTAATGCGAGTGCCATCATAGAAATGGTGTACTGTGCCGTCCGCAAATTCAGCAGCTGCATACGTTCTACCATTGTAGAAATCAACGGACAGTATTTTGGTCAACGCAGCTGCCGATGGATGCTGCAATCGAACGTAGTTAATATTAGACGGTGATCCGCTGGCAAACGTAACAGCTGATGCCGCGACCGAGCCAAACACATAAATCTGTCCGCCTGACGCAGCCAAGCCCGTTGTGTTAGACGGCAAGTCAGTCAGTGATACAAACGCTGGACGTTTTTCAATCTCGCCCCCGCGCGTGATGTGAGCGTTGGTTAGCGTCGTAAGCGTTCCAGGTGTGCTGGTGACGTTCATACGTCGGGTGTCTAACCCGCCGCGAAAATCTTCGACTACAATATACGGCATCTAAGACCCCGTTGTTGCAATAAGCGGTGGGCCTTTAGGTCGATAAAGGCTCTCAGGTTCGCCGCCGCCAATGATAAATGTCTCAGTTTTAGCAGACCGCGCTTTCAGTCGCGCGTAATGCGCTTGAGCTTGGGCCATCTTATTTCGGCTATCGCCTTGCTTCTGGCGTTCCAGTATTTCAGCAGCAGCGTAGAGAACCAGTAGCTGATCGTCTAAATCCGCTGTGTGAGCCTCAGACGTAAATGGCGATAGGTTTTTAATGCCGTACACCCGCACCGATCCAGCGCCGGTTGTCGCGTCACTGTTGACCGCTGGGATGGGCCACAATTCGATCTGATTGCCTTCATAGGCGTCATATCTGCGAATTGGTGAAGATCGCACCCCACGGTCGCTGTCGTGGTTGTTGTAATGTTCACCAGTGATGCCAAAATGCAGCTTGCCCCAAACGTCACCATGCTTGGTTTCCATGCGCTCGATCCGCTCAAACACCATGTCATTTGGCACATCGTAATATCGTTGACCGGCTGCAATCGTAATATCGCGGTGGATCGAGAGGAACGGCCAGCTGTAGTCCTCCCACAACCGCCGCTGTGTGCGTTGCAGGATATTCAGCATAACGTCGCGGGTAGACTTACCCAGCGATGCTTGCAGCGAATGCCCGACCTCTGATCGCAGATCGGTGATTAGCTGACCTAAACTTGTTCCTCTCGCCATTCTTTAGCCTTCCTCGACCTCTGCAACAACTTTAGCTTTGGGCTTGGCTTTGGGCTTGGTCGCCCTACGCTTGACCGGCTTGTTATTGCGCTCATGCAAATAAACGGGGTCCATCAATTCATCGCCCACACGCGCCTCGCGCAATGTCTTGGGCAGTTCGCCAAACTGATTAAACAGTTCCACAATCTTATCATCGCCGTACTCGCGCCCCAGTTCGTCGCGCATCTGGTCGTTGCCTTTGTCGCTAGACCCGCTTGGCCGAATAAGGTGGACGGCATCAGGGCCGTGTATGTGTTGCAGCAGTAGAATTTCGGCAATCGAAACATCGGCCTTGCTGACCACGCTCCGAATGTCTCCCCCGATTGCAACGCAACAATTAAAAGTTTCAGACATTAGTTCCTCCTGAGTAAAAGGAGGGCGAGAAACCCGCCCCCCAGTTGGTTTATGCGATTTCGTAAACGCCGTGACAGTTCAGCTGGGATGCTGTCAGTGCGCCAGTGGTCGTGATTGCACGATACATGACGTACTGCGTTGCGGGACGCGCTGGGCTGTGCCGCTTCATCTTCTCACCGTCCATGTAATACATGCAGATTTTGCTTGTATCCATGATGTAGCAACGCTTGGATGGGGTCTTGCCGCTGATGGTCAGATCATCAAGAGTAGGATCATAAACAAACGTCAGTCCGTTATAGCTGATCTCGCCCATTGCGATGTTTTGACCGCGACCAAAACCGGTCTGCGAATAGTTGCCGTTACGACGCAATTCGTCAGCCAAACGATCCAAGAACGCTGATCCACAAACCGCAATGTTTGGCCGACCGCCGAAGCGTTTCAGCTGCCGCATTTCGCCGTGCAGGGTTTCGATCAGTTCCTGACCAGTGGCGCTCGTTGAAATAGCGACATTGGCGCGGTTTCTCCACCATGTGTTCGACACAGTAGACAGACCGCCGACAGTGGTTCCCGACGCAGCTGGGTTGTCCACAATGATCGAGCGAATACCAGCCAGCGCGTTAGCGTCAGCAGTACCGTCGCCATACAAGAACGTATTCATGCCCTTGCTGTAGCCTTCCATCATATCGTCCAGTT